CTCTTTGTGTTTCTGGGGTTAATGCCATTAGTGAATAATATTTTCTTCTATAAATAAAACTTCTGAATGTTCGGTAACTTCACCGCCAGAGATTAAACCAAGAATGTATAAAGCGTGATTCTGATCCTTTGCTCTTATATCTTTGCCTTCATAAACCATGTCATCGACTAAAACTTCGAGGTTATAGATTTTGTGGGACATTGTTTGTAAATAGTCCTTGAGCTTGGTCTTTTGCATTTTGCCTTATGTTTTCTCTGTCTCTTTCCATAATAGCATTGATTTCTGCGATGTTAACCTGTGAGCCATACTTAGCTGCAAGTTCTGCTGCTTTAAGTCTGATCTCAGCTTCTTTGATATCACGATCTCTGTCATCTTCCATGATGATCTTCATTCTGTCTGTCTCAGCATCAATGATAGCTTTCTGTCCTAGGTTCTGAGCCTTCATAGCTTCAGCTTGCGCTAGGATTTCAGCAGGATCAGGTTTCTGTGATTCAGGTGATGGTGGAGGCGTTGGCTGTACTTCAGTATTAATAAACGATTGCGCGTCTTTAAAGCCAGCGATCTCGATCATGCGCGTGAGCGTGTTGGAGTATTGCTGTAAAGATACCAATGGATTATTTGGCCCCATGGTTTGCATGATTTGTTCTTGCTTACCAGCGAGTTGTGTGAGGATAGCAAACTTCTCTTCGTCTGAAGACTTGGAGATAGCCACGTTCACAATCATATCTTTGTCGTTGTTCCAGTATCTAGGATCAACAGGAATAAACTTACCTTCTAACCTAAAGACATCTTGAGCATTTTGATGCTTGATGATGAGGTTGTTGGTTACTCTAAAGATTTGTTTGAGTCCGCCTTCTGCGAAGTGTCTACAAATCAATTCAATTCGGCCTTGCGCCCCAGACATGGTAGCGGATACTGCTGCACTTGTGCTTGATTGCAAAGCGTCTGCATTTAAGCCAGCAGAGGCTTTGGACACACCTGTTCTATTCTCTTTTGCATCATCAAGGTATCCAAGAACAGGAAATGCCTCTTTACCAGCAAAGGGTACTGTAAAGGGCTGAACCATTCCAGGGGCGCGAACTCGAATTGGCTGTCCAATATCAGTATTGAGTACATCGTCAATATTGACTTGACCTTCAACAACAGCCATCCGAGGAAAGATTGAGTGACCTAAAGAATCAAGGGTGTCTCTCATGATTTGAGACTTAGCCGCTTGAATAGGCTTCAGGTAATCCGCAGGGCATGAGCCAATTGCGGTGTGCGGTTCAGGGTCAGGGCAGAACATGGCAATAGGAAGATCATCCCACTGCTCAACGTTTAGCACATGAACACCATCACCCACTGTACAAACTCTAATCCTTTCATCGATGCCGTCATCGTCAAAGTCATAAAATAAATAATGCTCGACATACAGCACATCCTTTGCGCCTGAGTCGTTTCGATCTGGATACACCATGTTGTCAAATGGATTTCTAGCTTCCACTTCTTCATAGCTTTCTGGATCAATCGCGCTGCTTGTTTGTGTTGCGTGTTGCTCGATCTCTTCTTCATCGTAACCCATGGCTACCAAGTCAGAGACAGACTTAATCATTCTATGCGCCACATAAGACGCAGTTTCTAGGTCGCGTGCGTTGCGTGAGATCAACACCTCTTCGGGTGGTACGCTCTCAATGCACACTTGATCTTTAGATTTAATTCTGCGAATCGTTAGGTCGTAGGTTGCTGGGATCTCTTGTGTGATTTCCTCGCCAGTCATAGGGTTAACCTGTGTGATGGTTTCCATGGTGACTGTTTCTTCGACTATCTCCACGTTCGGATCAAGCGTTAATGCCTGATACGATTGTGGATCTAAGCCTGTAAATTCGTGTGTGGTCGCTGAGATAGAATCATCCCAGAAGACTTTAACAAAACCAGTTTTTCTAACCAACGCATCTTTAAACGCACTGTATAAAACTTGGAAACCTTGATTCTTTTCTTGGATGATGTAGTTGACGTAGTTGGTTTGTTGCTCTGCGATAGCAATGTCTTCAGGGCCGTGCGGTACGAATTCAACGATCTTTTTAGTACCAAAGAAGGTACGCATGATAGACGGAAGCATAAAAAGTACGCTATCCCGTACGTCTGTTGAGACGTATTCAGATTGCATGGAGCTAGTGCCTTCAGGCGCGTTACCAAGATAATATTCTGTAGACTCTGCGCGTTCTGCGCCTACTTGATGAATGAAATCTTTAGCGTCATCCATCTCGGATTTAATAACCCCAGCAAGATGTTCCATGTCTATTTCTTCATCGACCTCTACTTCCATCTCAGAAGATTCGTTCTCTTCTTGCTCAAGTATGTCTTCTATTTTATCTTCGTAATCTTTTGCCATGTACAACTATCCCACTCGAATTATTCGAGACTTTAAAGGTTTTTTGAAATTATAACCGAAAACACTCTCGCTTCCACTAAAACTTGCGGCACTACTTGCCATGGTTAGTGCTAAAGCGTCTGCCTTATCTGGTGATTTTATACCCCTTTTCCTCATTTCATCCTTGCTCTCTATCTTTATCTTTCCAGTGGAGGTATATTTATACAATGGCGCAGCCAATTCCGAGGCAAGCTCATCATCTATAGGAAGTCGGCAATCTCGCTGCGCCAGCCAATCTTTAATTGCAAACCATAAATCAGCTCGCAAGTTCAAATAGTTCTTTTTCACGCTAGAGGACTCAGACACGTTTATTCCACGCACTGGGAGATTCTGCTCGCGCAGTCTATCGACCACGCCCGCGCCAATACCAATCACGTCAATTAATATTTCCTGTGGGCGTTCTAACACAGTGGCATCATCGTAGCGATTCTTAATCACACCACACAGTTGCATTAAATCCATTGAAGCAAAAGACGTGATCTCAAAAACAGTATTTCCCTGGCGCACGCACAGAGCAGAATTATCGCCACCGAAACGCGCAACATCCAAGCCCCAAATAATAGGCTCACTCGCGGTGAGCGCGACATCTCTGTCTACGGCTGCGCGGATTAATTCCATGGGAATAACAGTGTCATCGTCTGCCTGGGGAAACTCGCCCATAACTTCCACGCGCGAGACTGTGGAGTTCTCGCCATATTGTTCAATCATGGTTTGAAATAGTTTCTGGTCAGTGCCTTCGACTGTGCGTGAGTCTACTTGGAGTGATTTCCAAAATGAGCGTTTGCTGTGGAACGCATCATAAAATGGGCCAGTGTTTCTGCGCGGGTTGGAGAAAGTAAACCAATAGCGATCTTTGGTAGGCTCAGAGAAGAAACCTTCAGAAACCGAGTAAATGGGCGCGGGGATACCTGATGCCTCATCCATGATTAAACACACCCCGTAGGAGCTGTGAATACCTGCAAATGCGTCTGGATTCTCCTCGCTCCACAGCTGCGCTTGTGCATAATAGTACCCAGTATCTATCTTTAGGTCGCGAATTAACGCTTCTTCAAACCACCCAGCAGGTTTAATTGTAGTGGCGGTTTTTTGAAACCAGTGCGAGTTAATAGATAGAGTTATCCATTTACCAAGTTCAGCCCATGTTCTTGATCTAAGCTGCTGTTCGGTGTTGGCGGTAACAATAATGGTTGCGCCCAGTCTTGTGGATAACATCCAAATGATTAACCAAGCTACTAATGCTGATTTACCAATACCACGACCTGAAGCCACAGCCAGTCTAAACATCTCTGGTAAGTCTAAGCTGTCGTTTCTTTGTATGTGCGTTGTAATATCTCGTAAAATTTTTTCCTGCCACTTGCGAGGCCCTTCAAAATGTTCGAGGGGGGTGTCCTTTTGTCCCCATGGGAAGACGAACTTCACAAAGTTTAATGGATCATCTTTGATGTTCATTGACCATAGTTCGGTCATTAACTGCTTTTCTTGTTTTGGTTCGTACTTCATAAAAAAATTAAAAAATTTTAGCTCAAGTGTTCTAAATTTATAGCCCCCGCCCTAAAAGGTGACTGGGGGGGTTGCAAAATCGGAGAGTAGATTTTGCCGGGCTGCCCAGTCTGGCATGGATACAGTAGGGAGATGAGAGAGTTCCCACGCCTAGCCCGTATTTTTGTTTGGCAACGTGTCCTTTGTAAGGACTCGTGGTGAGTTTAACTTATCAGGCAGCACTTCACCATCAATCACGCGACTCTTAGCTGAATCTAATATTTCTGCCAGATTTAAGTTGTGATTTACCTCTTGGCGATCGCTCCAGGACTTAGAGTCTCTGTTTTTTAAGTAGAATATCTGGGCCGTCACATTGCCTTCGTTGGCTGACTTAAACAAACTGTTCGAAACTCGCGCCAAACCTTTTGCTTCTCCCCTTTTTATAGCTTCCGATAATTCCAAACTTCGCTTTTTATTTTTGTTGTAAGTGTCCCAAGAAATCCCTAAGGCACGGGAAATTTGATAAGGCCCAAGACCTTGAGCTGCAAGTTGTTCAACCTTGTCGATATCAATAACAACAGGCTTTCTTCCGGGTTTTTTCTTAGGTT